ATACGGTCAATACCTTCTGGAATATCTGTAGTCTGTTCGTGGAAGGAAGCCGTTACGCGATCAACAATAGACTGACGTTTTGGGTGTGACCACAAACGTGCATAGAGTTCTGACTTCGTAATGTAGTAGCTGTGAACAATCGCTTCTTGGCGATCTGTGTACGGTACATCTTCACGCAACACGCCAACAGCACCAGGATCAACCAAGTACGGATGGATGCCATTTTTAACAACCAGCTTAATAAACGTGGTGTTGTAGCAGAGCGACCAGTTCAAAGCGTTTGAAAAAACTTGGTCGGTGTTTGAGTTCAGCCACTCATCATTGAGCTTGTGCGCCATTGAAGGCGCTTTTGTTAATTCAAGTGGAGAAACCGACGCGCCTAAATCTAGTGAAAATCTTGTTGTCTCCGCAGAGTAGAGAAAGCTACTCAGTTGGTCGATATGCGGATAGATTTTATTGAAGATAGCTGGCGGTTCTTCAGGGGCAGCGCCAAAAAGAAAATAAGAACGCAGGGCAGCGTAGTCAGCTTTGCGCTCCTCACGGGATACCAAGCATTTCTCTATGAGGTCGAGATAAAAAGTTTCCCGCTGAAGGGGATTAGTTGGGATTCTCATTATTTTCTCACCTGAAGGTTCTCATGGTCAGGCATATAACTCGCAGTCTTAGGCGTTGTCAAGTTCCCCAAACTGGATGGTGACACACCTACGCTCTCTCCCGCAACTGATCTAAACGCATTTCCTTTTAGCAAGGTATCCATATTGAATTTACCGCCAGCATTTCCCCACATAACTGCATCGCCAGGCCGTGATTCACGGGGCGGCTGTGGCATATCTTTGGGGGCTGGCTTGTTGTTGCGGGTATAGAAGCCGGACTGGTTATCACCCTCTCTTGCCGACTTGATATTTGTCATATTGAAGTCCAGCGCAAGCTGATTGATTGTCTTATCGTTGTGTTTTGTCGTGTCTGACTTCAAGCCAACGGGCTGGAGAAACACAACATGGACGTTTTCGGTGCATCCATCAGGGCAAACAGGCTCAAAACCCTCAAAAAAGCCATGTTCAGCGCACTTATAATCGTTTAATACCGCCATAATTACCTCCCCTTTATTGTCTCATCTAACCGATAATCACTATAATCAAGCCTATTTCTGATGCCAATTTTGAGCTTTATGCCCTCAGAAGTGGCTTGTAGGCCATATCCTCTGGTGGCGTACTGCTTGGGTTCCTTACGAAACTCCAGATATTTCCTTCCGTAATGCACCATGACGCGAATTTTGCCATCTCTCCACAGGCAATACGCCCTAGAAACACGGCGCTGGACGATCTCAGTGAGTGTTCTGCTGTCATGGAGGAAGGTTTCATACAAGTGTTGCTTACTAATCCCACACAAGTCTGCAAACAGATTTACTGGAATGCCACGTTTCTTGTCTTGCAAGAACCTTTTGATAATGTCTTTGAGTTCTTTTCTTGGAATAACCTCAACCGACTCTCTCGACTCGTCGGATTTCATATCCATAATGTTCAAATAGTCCATAAACGTCACCTTCAAGAGCAATTTGATCGACTTCTTCCTGGGTTAGCAGCCAATCCATCGTGTTTTCGCCGGTTAGCCGCCTGAATCTACTGTGATGCCCGAATATCTTCTTAATATCTACGTCAGCGTGGACAATCGGGGATAAATGCTCAAAAGAGAACAGCTTTGATTCCTCATCGGGGGCAAAGCGCATTCCAACCTTCTCCAAGTACGGCCTTAGGAAGCAACAAAGCTGAATATCCTCATTGTTAAGCATTTGTAGGCCAAACCGCTGCACAGTAATCCCATAATTTGTCATTGCTTCTAAAAACCGCTTGCTGCGTAGACTAAATCCACCGTTCTGCACAATTCGGCATTCACCCTTACCCACATATTCGTAGTTTCTGTGGAAGTGGAAGTCTGGAGTAAGTGCAGCATGGGTTAGGCCACCAATAAAATCGTATTGCAGCCACTCATCCCGCCAGTTCTCAGGATTGAGCGCCCAGCCATCATGCTGAACGATCAGCGCGTAGTCTGTTTCTATGTACGCATGAAGCTGGTACATCACAAAGTCGCTATAGCCCTCATAAGTCATGGGAGAGTTTAAGAACTGCTGTTCAATATCAACATCCAATGGAACGTCAGTAATCAATAGCGGCTTAGAACCAGGCAGTGCAGCGCAGGTCTTCTTGATTGCTGGAACAGCATCCATGCCTTTGCCATTGCCATAGATAGCGACAACCGTAATGTTTTTATATTTATTGGTTTCCATAAATTCCTATGCGCTTTAGATAATCCGCAACATTGCGGCCTACAGCAATCTGTTCTGGCGTACTGTCATCTTGAGTTCGGCTAACGCTGCGCGTAATCTTTTGTGCCATCAGTCTAGGCTGCAACTGTTCTGCAAATGCAGCGCAAGCAAGGGCTGCTGCCATGACGCGATCATCTTTGTTGCGACCTGAGGCATGAATAGCGCCACCATCACGCACAATAGTTTTCATTTCTTCCACTAGATCAATGGAGTAAATGTCCATCATGCCGCGCTCAAAGTAATCCTTCATGTAAGACAGCATCCGTTCTTTACTGGAAGCAGTCGTGAGCCAGCCAATAGAGTTAGACAAGCCGCCTAGCGTGTCGTTACGCCGCCAGATGTAGTTACTCATGCTACCCAGCACGTTCATCAAGTCATGCCCCATTGCGCCGCCAATCGCGGAGGCTTGGCGTTTCAGATTACGCAGTTCATTGATAACCGCTTGACCAGGGCCATTTACCTCAAGGTTTAACGTTGAGTTCTTGTAAGCGCCAGCAAGGTGGGCAATTACCCACGCAAACTGATAGGTGTTCATCTCAGATGTAGCAAACTCTGCCACTTGCTCCATACCGTCAGCATAGCAACGGTAAACTTGTATGCAGAAGCGGTCAGCCCAGTCAGAAGAACCATAAGCAGGATCAGCACCAATAACGTAATAAGCCGTATCAATCGGTTCCTCCCATATCTTCAGGGTTGCTAGTCTTTCCGTGGACTTCAGCACTTCTGTGTCCTGAAAGTTCGCTCCCATGCTGTAGCGGTAATAGTCGCAATCCACCTTCTTTGCTATCTTCATAACGTCAGTGCATCTGGCGTTAGAGAAGAAGCTGGTTCCCGTCATGATGAAGGCATAGTCTTCAGTGGGCGGGAATTCTTGATACATGAGCGCATCATCTTTGATGCCTTCGTAGAGCTTCCAGCGCCACCAGGCCATCTGTCTGCTATTGATCTCTACGTTGTAGAGCTTTTTAATATCGCGTGTCCATTCCTTTTCTTCAGGCGTAAGTCTGCCATCCCAATAGACTTTGTAAATCTGTGAATCGCCATCAACGGAATAGAACTGATTGCGCCACCAGCCGCAGAAGATAGCGCGTTGGGTTCTGGCTTTGCGGGCAGTGACGTACATATCGTGGAACATATTGAAGCCACGGGCGGTGGATTCAAAGATGTACATACGATTTGGGTTGTTCTCCGCAAGGGAGGCCAGCAAGGAAGCTAGACCTTCTTCATCGCCCCAGGATGAAGTTTCGGTTCCGTGTAGGTAGGTAATAGCTTTACCGCGACCAAGACTGCCTTTAGCTCTGAGTCCAGCGACTTGATAAAAGAGGCGGCTTCTGTTCTTGAGCGAAAGCTGGTTTCGATTGTGTGCGAGTAGTGGAATCTTGTACTCTTTCGGAAGACCTTCCATATACATGGAGAGGGTGCTTCTGAACATATCTCTGTTTTCTTCTGTGTCTGTGGTGAGCGTTCCTTGCAGACCAGGGTTGATGAAGTGCCAGTAGAGGTCGAGTGCGAGTGAGATGGTAGTGATGCCAAGTTGCCGCCCTTTCAGAATAACGAAGAAATGCACATCTTCAGCCAGTCCTTGTGCAATCTCATCCATGACATAGGTTTGCGTACCTAGAAGATTGTCCATCTTCCGCAAGCCCTGTTCTTTTGTTTCGATCTTTAGCTGAGAGCAAAACCGGTAGAACTGGTTTAAATTAAATTTCATAGTTTGTACGCCCTAATCAGGCGGCACTTCTGTCGGTCAGCATACGAATAGTCTGGGTTGATTTCTGCGGTTGTGCAGTTGAGTTCTGCTTTTGGTCTAGCTTCCCAAATGAGTGCTGCTATGTAGAGGCAGAGTATTGCCACAACGGAAACGTAGACGTAAATAATAAGTTCTTTCATTTTTTGGCTCCCCGCCGATCTTTCTCGAAAGACTCTAAATTCCAGTTGGCAATCCTTGCTCTGGCTTCGTAATCACGCGCCACCCTCAGGAGTTCTTTTGCCATGTCTGGGCTAAATGCTTCTTTCCAATATGCAGCCAGTGCTTTCTTTTCTGCCGGAGAAACAGCAGCCATAGCTCTACGCATTTGGTCTTTCAGTATCTTTCTTGATAACAAGAGTTCTTGTTGATACCTGTCTTCAGGGTCTTGCTTCTCCATCAATGACCTTTCGCAAGTGCGACAGTTCTGCCAGGCATTCGGCTAGCAGACCGGCAGACTTGGCATTGACACGACGGAGTTCCATGACCAGTTCAGCATGGTTCATGCGGCGCACCGCATCCCAATAGTCATCTTGCTCCATCTCGATATAGTCTTCATGTAGCTCCACTACGTTGCTCATATAGGCTCCTATTTGCCATCGTCATCAATATCGTCCATCAGCTCCTGAATCTTCTCTTGTGCCGTTTGCAGCATCTTGGCTGACTCCGTAT